TCGCCCGTTGCTGTCCTGAAGGACATACGGCCGGCTAGGTATTGCGCCTCGGATCCGCCGTTCATAAAGATTTGCACAAGGACTTCTTGGCCGTTGTCAAGAACTGTCTTGAGCACCAGATAGTCGAAGATTTGTGGATCGGTCATAGAATGGCCTTTCGTCGGTAATCCGACCTTAGCCAAGACTTGCCTAGTAGGGGTGGATTTCCCCAAATGCCTTTAGGAATGCGGCTTTGACGAAGATTGGGGAGTCTGCCGCTTGTGGCGTGATCTCAATGTGGAACCAGTCTCCGCCGGGTGCGCTTGTGACTGTCGGCTTGCTGTATTTGCTCCACGCTTGACGATCGCATTTCCACGCGCGGCCGAACGGCTGGGGGAAGTAATCGATAATCATTTCTATTCCGAGATCGTTTGCATTGGCGCAAAGCTTCTCGATCGCTTCTAGCGCGTCCTTGCGGTTAGCAAGTTTCTTGCTGGCGCTTGGGCGATAAGAGAGATCGACGGCGCGGCCTGTCGCGTGTACTGAGAGTGTTTCTTTGCCGCGCATGTTGCGAACGCCGTACGAGCCGTTATCCCAAAGAGCGCCTTGGCCTAGCCAGATGACTTCTTTGATAAAGGCGTCCATGCCGGCACGTCGTTTAGGTGATGCGCCGTCCGTGTTGCCCGTGTACGGCCTAGCGCCGACGATCGGGAGCGGTTTGGCTTTAGGCTTCGGGGTTTTTGCCGATGCCATAAGCCTTGTTCTTTGGGTTGACGTAGCCGATGAATAGTGGTGCTACTGCTGCGATGGCTGCACCGAGTAGGTCGTTCGGGTCGGTGTTGCCTGACATGTAAAGCGCAACTGCTGCTGCGATGGCGCTGTTGATGTAGGTGGAGATCATTGCTTTATCGCTGGGTTTCATCTGTTGCTCCTGTCTGTTTGGCTTTTTTCATTCCGTTAGATGCGAGTAGGCCGCCAAGCGATCCGGTTAGGAATACGACAACGGTCGAGAGTAGGTCTATGAAGGCTGCGTCGTTGGGTGCTTGCTCAAGTGGCTGATTGACGAACAGTAGGCCGTAAACGAATCCGAGCACGATGGCCGCGAAACTGATCGACATGGTCACGCCGACGATCAGGATGAGACGTGAATGTTTATCCTCTGGCGACATCGCAAGCCGTCCGCGTAAAGCACCTATTTGGCTCAATGTTGACTCGTGTGCTGCTGCATCCACTACAGCCCCAAGCCACTACTGCTACAAGAATTGTGCAGCCAAGCAGGTAACGCCATCGCATTATTTCTTCGTAGGTGGTGCTGGAGGGTATGGGTTGGCGTCTTTAACTGCTTGGACTGCTGCTTCCCATGCTTCTTTGGTGTTTGTGCCGCGTTGCCACTCAAAGAAAAGCCCATCTGATTGGGCTTCGTATTGTGTGCGGCGTGTTGTTTCTACCGCTGCCACTTGATTGTTGTATGCGGTTGCAGGCCATAGCGCGTCAAGTTCCGCTTGTGTTGGCTTAGGCGTATCGGAAAGCCATGTTAGGCCGTCGTAGGTGTCGCCATCTAGCGTCCATTGCGACCCGGCATAGTTTGCGGATAAAATTGCTACATAGTCGATCATGCTGAAACCTCAAATACTGTAATTGTGCTTACGCCTCTAGCCCTTGCAGCGGAGTCGGAGTCGCCCTCGGTTCTGTTTACAGTTACGGCGTTTGAGTCGCTACTTGCTATTTGCACTTTGTAAGTTGTCGCGCCTGTTGTAGCAGGGCTGTCCAAGAAACTAAAAGAAACTGCTTTCGGCGTGTTTGCGTTTCCTTCATAAACGCCAGAAGTCACTCTGGTTCTGCTGCCTGCCGTGTCGCCAAGCGCAATATCAGTAGAGTCACGGCGAAGCCTTGCAAAGAGTTGTGAGGCTGCGTTATTTCCAGTCATCATGTCAACCGTCACAAAGATTTTACTTGTCGCGCTTTGCGGTGTAATAGATACTGACAGCCCTGTTACATCTGCAAACGTTGTGCTTGACATACTGAAGGTGTCGGTTTTTGTTGTGCTAACGACCTGCAATATACGAAACGCGCCGCGCAAATTGTTGAGTTGCGATGCCTCAAGGACGTTGCCGGCAACGAACGCCGCTGGAAGTGTGGTCGGTGTAGCCATATCGGTATATTACCCGAGCACGTTGTCTGCGTCGGTGATTCCGTAAATTAAGTCGTCCAGCACCAATTCAAAAACGAGTGTTGTAGGGCTTGTAAATAGCGTTATGCGGTGGCCGTCGCTGAGGGTGATCTGATGCTGGATGCCCTCGATGGCTAGTTCTTGCGCTAATTGTGTTGTGGTGTTGCCCGTCGTGTTAAACGACTTTTCAATGCTGATGGTGTCACCAATTTCAAGGACGGCCACGGTGTCGCGTTGGGCGTCGGTAAGCATTAGGAACGCGGTAGAGACGTTTGTGTATCTTGGCTCGGGTTCGCCTACGAGGAGGTAGTTGGCAAGGTCTAGGGCGGCGGTGTTGTTGTGGACTAGGGCGTCGGAGATCGAGTTTGTTTGGATGAAGTAGGTCGTTTGTGAGGCTAGATCTTCGGCGATTTGTGGGCTAGTTGCGCCGGCATGGGTGACTGATGCGCGGTTGACAACTTGGTTTGCTTCAAATGAGATGCCGACTTGATCAAAGGGGATATTTGTTCCGTCATCGTGGAAGTTGGCGACGGGTGCGGAGAGTGTCGTTCCAATCCGATCCTGGAAGGTAAACACTCCGTCACGTGCCACAAAGATTCGTCCTTGAACTGATTCGTTGATTTTGGCCATGTATGCGGCCACGGATGTTCCGTTCGGCACGGTGTAGGCAGAAGCTCCTCCGAGTAGGACGCTTGATGTCTCAATGTTGCGTTCGCCCGGCAACTGGAATGCGTTGACTTCTGGTAGGTCTAAGACGGCTTCAATGCGTACGTTGGCAAGTTCTTCCGAGACGTTGTATTCGGCCATGTATGTCTGCGATAGGACATAGAAGCGGTCGGCGCATGCGACGTTGACTTCATCTAGGCCGCCAAGGTTGAAGTCGTAGGTGTAGTCGACGATATAACCGTTGAAGAGTTCTTCGCCTTCGCGCGTGAGGATGACGTTCCGCATTGGGGCTAGTCCCGGCTGTGCGTTCGCGGTGTCAAAGAACGGCGAGTCTTGGTTGAACGGGTTAAAGACTCCGCCGGCATACCCGTCTAAGAGGTTGAAGTTCATTGAGCCGGCTGTGAATTGGTCGCCGATGTCGCGGCGGCCGCGTGTGACGGTGATGTTTGTGGAGCCGTCGATGACGGATGCGTATTGTGTCGTTCCGTTGAGCACGTACTCGGTGTTATTTAAGACGCCTTTTGTTGTGTCGTCAAGTGTGAAGCCGTCGACTATGAAGCCTGTGTCAATGAGGAGATCGTAGGATCCCGATTGAACGATTGTGGCGGCCATTACGCGACTTGTATTTGCGCTGGGCCGTCTACGCGGTTCATTGCTTTGATGGCGTTAACTACTGCGCGGCCGATGTCTGCAGATGTCGAAATGCCGCCTGTGATGTTGACGGTGATGTTTTGTCCGCCTTGGTTCTTCATGCGGTCTAATGGGATGACGGCTTCTGGCCCCTTCTCGCCCACAATTGCCAAAGTTGGCGCTGTCACGATGCCTCCCGTGGCCATCATGCGGATTCCACCGATCTTACCGGTAGCCGCTTCTTGCGCCTGACCGATACGGCCAAGGGATATCTCATTTAATGTCCCTACGTTGTCTACGAACGGGATGGCGTTGTATGCCTTAATAAGCACGTTGATTGCTTTAATCCACATGTTCGCCATGTTCTCAAATGCGCCAATAATGAAATTGATCACTCCGTTGATGCCATCGCGAAACCATTCAAACTTTTTGTAAGCGGTCACAAGCGCGACAACCATAACGGCGATGCCGGCTGCAATAGCGGAGAACGGGTTGAGCGCCATCGCAAAATTGACGGCCATAATTGAGACGGCAATAGCGCCGATCGTGCCGGCAATAGCCAAGAAGACTCCGGGGTTTGCTTGCGCCCAGTCTGCAAACTTTTGAATGACTGGGAGGACGGCTTCGAAGGCTGGAAGTAGTGCGGCGCCGACTGATTCTTTGGTTTCGTCTAAAGAGTTTTTGAGGATCTTCATGCGGCCTGCGGCAGTTTCGGCGGCTGCGGCCGTGGCTCCTCCAAAGGTTCCGCCAAGGACATTCATCACGTCGTCGAGAGATGCGCCGTCTTTGATCATTGCTTTGATCTCTGGTGAGAGTTGGCCGAGGGCTTTGAAGTTGCCTCCGTAGGCTTTGGCAAGAGCATCGGAAACGGTCGCTAGATCCTTCCCAGAGCCCTGTGCGATGTCCTGAGCGAGCGCTAGAGCGGTGTTGGCTGTAGTGATGTCCTTAGTGCCTACGAGGAGCGCTTGGAAGGCTGGACGGAGTTCGGAGTCTGCCGTGCCGGACGCCCTCGACATTGCGGCAATGACCTTTTCTTGTGAAGCGACTTGTGCGTCAGTTGCTCCCGTGACGTTCTGCATGACGAGCGCAAGGTTCGCTTGCTCGGCTGCGTCCTCCATTGCGGCCTGAGTCGCTCCTACGAGTGCTACCCCTAAGCCGGCAACGGCGGCGGCCGCTGGGAGTGCTGCCTTCTTGATTGCGAAGTTTGCTTTTTCGCCAAAGGTTTCTAGTTGCTTGAATTGGGCGATCGCTTTTTTGGCGCCCTTGGGATCGTATTCGCTGATGATTGGGAGGATGACGGCCATGAGTTACCTTGCGCTTAGATCGCGGCTCAAAGCTTCTCCGACGCGGTCAACGATTCGCGCCATTTCTA